AAAGCTAGAATGCAAAATTTACATAATGCTTTTGATTTTTTGTCTAACGGCTTTATTGGCGAATGTAAAAACCATACTCAGAAGCCAAACGTTACATACGTCGGCAAATTTATATCATTGACTATGATTTCAAAACAGAGCATAGGTGTTCTATTCTCAAATTTAGAAATAACAGGGCGTAATAATTGGGATGCTGCTAAAGGTTTAATAAGAAAAGTAGCACTTAACAAAGAAATTTACATTCTTGATATAAATTTGTTAGATATCGAGAAAATTGCTAATGGTGAAACAAGTTTACTAAATCTTCTGTACGCCAAATATTGTTCTTTAAAAAATGATATTGATTATAATTGCTACATTAAGCCACATGCTAATGAGGGCAAAATATAACAAAAACAGCCGCCTCAGATTACTCCGAGACGGCTGTCTTACTACCTACTTGATTTTAATTTTCTGCCCCACATAAATGAGATTAGCGTTCTTAATGCCATTGTCCTTGACAAGCTTCGCAACAGTGGTCTTGTAACGCCGTGCGATGCCCGAGAGCGTGTCTCCACGCTTTACAGTATAAGTCACTGTCTTCTTGGTGTGGCTTGCAGACGGCTTTGTGGTCGAGCTGGTGGTCTTCTTGAAGCCGTTTAAGCCTGCTGTCTTGATCTTCGCAGGATAGTCCACATAGCAGATATCCATATCAACCTTGCCGCTGATACCGCTGACCTTGCCGCTGCTTGTGTACTGCCACATACCATATGTTCTGCCGTAGTTGCAACGTGAGCCGTACTCAGCGACCCACAGAGCGTATCTCTTAGCGACGTAGGCAGATATGTACTGCTGTAAAGGCGAGCGGCTGATATACAGTCCTGCCCAATAGCCTGCGTGTTCAAGTGCATTGCAGAAAGTCTTGACAAGGCTGTTGCAAAATGCTCTGCCCTTTGCGAACTGTGAACGTTCCTCAAGGTCAAAGTATATCGGATACTCAAACGTCTTGCCCTTGATAGCGTTGATACAAGTCTGAGCCTCTGCCTTTGCTTCCTCAACAGTTGCCGCATAGCTGTACCAGTAAGCACCGACTTTTAGCCCTGCCGCCTTTGCTGCCTTGTAGTGCCTCTCGAAATATGGGTCTTTCTGATTAGCGTACTTGCCGAAGCCTGCACGAATGATAACGAAATCGACCCCCGAAGCCTTGACCTTCTTGAAGTCAATGTTCTGCTGATACTGCGAAACGTCAATGCCTTTAAATGTCTTTGCCATAAAATTACTTCCTTTCTAAATCTTCAATGCGGTGGTTTGCGACCTTTATCTGTTCAGCGACCACCGCATAATCCTGTTCCAGCTTGTACGTCCGAGCGATAACGGAATTGTGCTTGTCCACACGCTCAGACAGCTTGTCTATCTTGTACTCAATGAGCTTTTGGCTGTCGTACTGTGCCTGTTGCATAGTCTTACGGCTGTTAGATGCTATAACGAGCTGACACATTACCGCCGAAGCCGCCGTTATCAGTGCAACGATAATTGCTTCCGTCACTCGCCGTCACCGCCTTTCTTTGCCGACTGCGTGCCGAAGTAGAACGATATCACCACAGTAAACACTGTGATGAACTGCTCTGCTGAAATCGTGCGTCGAAGTGCCAACACGCAGAACACCGCTGTCAAAAACAGTGTTACAATGGACTTTACATCAATGAGCTTCGCTAACTTCTGCTTCATGGTATACCTCCTTTGTGATTTCTTTGAACTGCTCCGGACTAATAACGCCTGCCTTGACAAAATCTTTGACCTTTGCCAGCGAATACACACCCAGATCATAGAAACGTTTAATAATGCTGTAATACATCACTCGCCCTCCTCGCCTATCAGCGTGCCTGTCATAGCAGCTGTGTATAGCACTTGTGCCATTATCTTGTCCTGCTCAGTTACTGTAGGTTTTTCAAAATTATCTTCCGTCAGCCCTGCGGCTTTCAGCATTTCTTCTTGCAATTCTGTCATATGCTACCTCCTACTTCACTCAGCTTCACAATATATTCTTCTTCCGACGGCACTGGTATGCGATAGCTGTCGCCATTGCCGTTTTTGAACGTTATGCTACCGCCTGCTTCAACTGTTAGATTTCGCAGAAAATCATCTGGTATCATGGTTGAAATGTCTGTGACGATTGGGTTTGCTAGTTCGTAGTACAGAATTACACCCTGCATAGCCTGCTTGAACGCTGCGGCATCGGTGTAGGACGTATCGTTGACATAGATATACCCGCCAACGTTTGAAGTAGCTGCTATGCCTGTTATACTGGTTTTGCCCCACGATTCATTTTGCGTTTTTGTCGAATATCTTGGACATATGAAGTTTGGTGCAATGCCATAGCTTTTTGTCAATTTTTGCCCGGCTAAATGATGTGTTTTAAATGACACAGATTCACCACTTGTCCATGCCAGTGTCCCTAAATCAGCACTTTGTACGCACTGATAGTATTTTTTATTTTCGTAATCAACATAGTTTCGTGCCGTTCCTGCCGACCAGCCGTAGCCAGGCAGATTGCGGATAGCTTCAGGGATTTTGTGGACGGTATCACCCACAGCGACCTCTGTCACCCCAGCGCTGACAATCTCACCTGCATTATATGGGTAATAATCATTAGGGAACATTTTTTCAAATTTTTCCACTGTGCTAGGTTCGTTGCCTGCACCAAACATTTGGGTTAAATTGAAAATCTGAATTTTAATTTTAACGTCATTGAAAACTGTGCCGACCGCAAAACCACTAGCTCCAGTAGCCTTGCCTAGTGAAATTTCATGTTGTGTCTGATTATAAATCGCAGTTGATGAGCCACTGGTAATTGCAGGGGTTGAATTGCTTCGATTCAGAAAACCGAATTTCATACTTATGCTGTCAGGATTGTTCAGAATCAGCAGTTTGAATGCATATTTTCCTATCTTGTTCTGCTCGGGCGTGACATCTCTAAAATTGATGTATGATGCTGTTGTAGTTCCATTCAAGGTAATTGTTCCGTCAGAATCAGCGGTTGCAGTAATGCCATTGTTGATTTCTTTTCTTGGTTGAAAATTTTGATTAAATACGATAGACCTACCACCCACAGACTTAACGCTCATCAGCTTTGCCCCTGTAGGCACTGTCTTAGCATATGCCGTATCACTGTCAGTTTCAAACTGATGTGTCACACCGTTGCCCATGTCATACAACGCATTTACCCTACGTTGCAGTTCCTTGTCCGTCAGCTTCACCGCAGAAATCTCAGCCGTATTTTCAGCTATCTTTGCAACTGCCGTCACGTAGTCATCAGGCAGGCTATCAGCTATGGATTGTGCTGTCTGTGCGGCGGTTTCAGCGGCTGTTCTGTCCTCTGCGACCTTAGTAGCGTTTTCTGCTACATTAGCCTTATCAGCCGTGACCTGTTCTGCCAACGTCTGCACCGCCTGTCTGTCTGCTGCCGTGCTGTCAGCATTAGTCTTGGCGGTTTTAGCGTAGCCTGCTGTTATGTTCTTGTCGGCTTCGGTCTGCTGTGCTGACACTGACGCTTGGGCTGCTGATACCTTGGCATTATTCTGAGATTTAACTGCCTCAGCACGTGCGTTTTCCGCACCCTGCATGGCGGTTTCTGCCTGCGTTGCGGACGTTTCTGCCGCTGCCTTTGCGGTCTCAGCACGTTCAGCCGCCTGTTCTGCGGTGTCGGCTGACAATCCTGCGTTTGTGGCAGTTTTTTTTGCATTTTCAGCCGCTGTTGTTGCCGTGTCTGCGGCGGTGACAGCGGTCTGCATATCTGCGTGTGCCTGCCTGCCTATGGCGTCTATGCGGTCTAACGCATCCATAGCCACGTCAGGTGACGGTACTGCATTATCACCGATAGCCGCACCTATTCTCAGGCGGAATATGCGTGATTTTTTCACCAGTATGTACTCCTGCCCTGACAGTTTTTTCGCACATATTTGACAGCTGACTGTCTGCGCTGACCGCAGTATATCAGCCGTAGGCATCCATGTGCCGCCTGTGATATCGACCTCATACTGAACGCCATCACCATAGTCTATCGTCAACACATAGCGGTCTGCACCGTCTATCTCCATGCCCTCGACCGATACGGGTCTAGCATTAGTTTCACCAACATAGCCCAGTAGGGCTGTGCTTAGGGTTACGTCATAATCTGCATTTAATGTTATCGTCATTTAATCACCCCTATTCTATCGCAATGTAATCCACATAGTACGTTCCTGTCGGGACATTTACTGTTGACCCGTTATTAGCTCCCATGCAGACGTTCAGATAGTACGACTTTCCCGAACCACTAACGTGGGTGCAGAACGTCTTGTATGGTGTTGGTATGTCTGTCTGCCGTAGTGTTGCTATAACCTGCTTAGGCACAAAATTCAGTCCAAGCGGTATCCGCATCAGCGCATTTGCTCCCGTCATCTTGTGTTCCACAGTGCCATAGTGTATCTTGCCGGCTCGGCTCAGTATCTCATCAATTTCCTCACCTGCGTGTTGCATAGGATAGTCATTTTCAGTGATATCCTGCGCCAATATCAAATTTTCATCAGCCATTATCTCGCCCCCTTAAAGCTGTTCTTCAACGCTCAGACCTACCGCAGAAATGTCTGCTGAAAGTCCGCCGTCAAAGGTAAATCCTAAATTCGTTATTGGTATGTCATAGCTGTCTGCGCCGTTGGTGTAGGTCACCACGTCACCTATGTCGAAACGTGGATCGCCTAATCTGTAATACAATTCTGTTGTATACCATGAAAAGCCACCTATCCTGCGCCACAGAGATTGTAGTAAAGACTCTGTCATATACGGGTTTTCAAATTCTAGTACACGCCCCTGTGTTGTATCTGTCACGCCTAGCGACAGCGTTACATCATCACTGACCTTGCAGATTATGCCCACTATCACATTCTGCCTTTCAGACAGCGTAGGCAGGTCTATTGTGTTGTTGTCAAGCGTTTTCACTGATTTACCATACCATTTTCGGACGTATTTTCCGTACCTGTCAACATACCCAAACTGTCCCTGAGCTGAGGCAAGGTAAGACAGCATTTGGCGCATGGTCACGTCTTTGGGCACTGAGCTGACCTGAAAATAGAAATATTTTGAGTACAGCACCTTGCCGTTCTTATCTATCAACCTTCTGCCGTTCTTGTCACGCAGTAACCTGACTTCCGTATAATCATTTCCATTCTGCAAACCCAGCTGTCTGCAAATGTCGTCTTCGACGGCTTTATTCCAGTTTGGCATAGGGATATGCGGTACATATGGTTTGTCGGAAAAATATAATCTATCCGCCATTGTCAGCTGAACACTGCCGCCCGACTTTTTCGACTTTACACAGGTGAAACGTCCCATTGGTATCTTTTCGTCTGCAAGTATGCCGTTCGTTTCGTAGTCTACGAGATACAGATAGGTGTCATACTCTTTACCAAGAAACGCTGTTTCAGTGTCACTTATGGTCATGTTCCACGATTGCGAACATACTGCGCCCAGCTCGATGTCATCGGAAAGGCTTGTTGCCTGCATGGAGCTGTCAGCTGACATAATGCTGTCACCTGATATAACGCCCTCTGCATTCTCTATCCACAGCCGCCAAGTACGGCAATAGCTCTCGATACGCTGAGCCACAAGCTCACTTGTTTGGTACAATTCGACTGCCTCCTTTACTGCATTATCAAGTCCACCGCAACGCCTTTGCAGAACTGTTTGTTCTCGTCCCAGCCAAAAACTTCATAAGTTGGGTCGCCTGCATAAACGTCAAAAGTGCTTTCCTGAAATGTCTCATCAAGGAGCGTGATACTGAAAAACGGACTGTCAACGTTGGAGATATACTCATTGAGTTTTGCCGTCTCCTCGCCTGTGAGATGATACCATTTCAGCGTGACAGTTTTCTTTATGGCTCTTATATCGCCCACCATTTTGCAGTTAGCCGTCCGCCCTGCATTGTTCGACCATATCTTGTTGTTTGTAAAGCTCACTTCCGCAGGTGTGGCGACCCTTTCGCTGCCGAATATAAGTCCTCTGCTTTTCATTTTCTGCACCTCCTATGCCCTTATTGGCGACCTGCCGTTGCGCTTGATATAGTCGTTGATATCATCAATAACTATCTGTGTGATAGTCCTGCCGTTGAGCGTAAGCGGTATGGTAACGCTTATCTTCTGATTTCCGCCTGTTCCGCCATAAGACACAAGAGCCTGCAAAACAGCCTGCGTGATAGCATCAAGCGGTGCCTCGATATTCGTTCCACGTTTCTGATCGCCCCGAACTGCAAGGAACTCAGAGTTCGGCGGTATTACTGCACCTTGGGCAAGTTTGGGTATTTCGGGGATATCAATTTGGCTTAGGTCAAAGCCAAATGTCTGACCGCCAAGATCACCGGGAAGCCAATCAGGTGTTGTGAAGCTCAGCTCGTTTATGCCGTCGATTATCCAATTCAAAGCGTCCTCAACTGCACCTGTCAGACCATTTATAAGCCCGATTATCAAATTAATAGGTGTTTTTGCTATGTCAACAAGTGCGTCCCATACGCCTTTGAAGATCTTCTTTACACCCTGCCAAGCTTTTTTCCAATCACCGGTGAACACTCCCACTATGAACAACACAACGCCTTTAAGTGCTGAAATGATGTTCTTCACGGCGTCAATTATATTGCTTATGACATTGCCCACTATCTTTATTATCTTACCAAGCACACTGCTGACTATCGGTCCGAGTATGCTCACAAGCCAGTTCACAACAGGTGCTATGGCTTTGTTGTAAATGCTCAGAACGCTTGTGATAAGTGTTCCAACAAAGTCGAGAAACTCATCAAGCAGAGGTTTCAAGTGCTCCGTCCAAACGCTGTCAGCCACTACCATGAGCTTGTCAAACACAGGTTTCAAGACCGTTTCCCACAGGTTGAGAAATATGTTCTTTGTGGTGGTTATACCCTCGTTTATGCCGTCAAATATAGGCTGTCCCCACTCGTTCCAAAAGTCTGAAATGCTCTGCCAAGTATCGCACCACAGTGTTTTCAAGGCGTTCAACACAGGCTGTGCAACGCCGTTCCACAAGGTATCGAAGATCTCTTTTATGTTGTCAAACAGTACGCCGAGAGTGTTCCATACCTGCGTGCCAAAATTCGCCATTAGGGGTAATCCTACAGTGAGAAAGTTTTGCAGTATAGGGAACACTGCCATATTCCAGATATCAGAAAACACCTTGTTGAAGCTGTCAAAAAGTCCTATGCCTATCTTGCCAAGCGTGCTGAAAGCGGTCTGCATAAGCGGTGTAAAATCGTTTATAAAATAAGCTTTGAGCGGCTCGGAAAGCGACTTTATATCGCTGAAAACTCCGCCGAGTATCTGAGCAAGTTCAATGCTCTCTCTTTCAAGTCCGCTCCATATATCAGCGAAAATAGGCTTAAAATTCTTATCAAGATAGTCTGCAAGCTTTTCAAACTGAGTTCTTACTGATTTGAAAAAGTCAGACAGCTTTTTATCTGCCTTTCCCGTATCCACCTCAACGCTAGTCCCGGAAGGCTGCATTATCTCCCCGGCTCCGCTGACCCCAGTGCTGTCTGACTTGCTCTCATCATTCAGTTTGTTCATTTGGTCAAAGCTTGCAAGAGATCCTTCCTGTGCCTCCTGCGTCTGTTTAGCGTCATTGGCTATATCGCCGTAATTATCCGCTACCTGAGAGGTGCTTTTCCCTATGCTTTGAGCCTCGTCTGCACTGTTGCTTAGTTCAAGACCGAACGCCTCTGAAAGTGCCCTCGCTGCCCCCTGTGCCAAAGCTATGAGCTGTGAAAGCAGACTGTTTATCGCCTTGACAGCAGGCAGAAGAACGTTCATCAGCACAGTGCCGATAGTCGCTCCGAACTCTTTCCATTGCTCAGAGAGTATTCTAGTTTGGTTTGCCCAGCTGTCAGACGTCTTTGCAAAGTCGCCCTGTGCAAGAGCCGTCTGTGACATAACGTAGTTGTATCTCAGCTGGACTTTTTCAGCCTGCGACATATCGGCAGTTGATTTCGTGATACCCTTTGAAAGTGCATACGCCTGCAAGTTGGCGTCCGTCATAACGATACCGAACTGTTTGAGGGTCTCAGTTTCCCCTGTAAAAATTGATTTCAGAGCCGTGCTTGCCACGTCCTGACCAACGTTATAAAACGAAGCCATATCCGCCGACAGCCCTGTAAGAGCCATAGCCATATCGCTTGCACTGTCATTGGCAAGCCCCATTCCTGCCGCCATTGCCATGAAGTTTGAGCCTGTCTGCTTTGCGGTGAGTTTTGAAATGCCGTAGGTCTTGACAGCCGTGTCAGCGAAGTCCTCCATTTTCTGCTTGGATTCACCGAAAGCCGTGTCAACAACGTTCTGAACTTCCGCAAGGTCTGAGGCTGTTTCTATGGATTGCCTGCCGAAGTCCACAAGTTTCTTGACGGAGAATGCTGCCGTCACAGCCATTGCAAGGTTTTTAAGCTTTGGCTTGATATCCCCCACCATATCGGAAAGGCTTTTCAAGCCCTTTTCAAAGCCCTCTTTGTTTATGTTGGTGTCAAAATTCAAACACCCATCAGCCATTGTCATTCACCTCCCGTCAGCTGTTTCAGAAACTCTTTGTCCTCGTTTTCAGCCCTCTGCTCTTCTGCCGAGAGCTTTCGTTTAAGGTCTATCATATTGCGGTGGTTTCTGTAAAACTCCTGCTCGTATTTTTCAAGCTTTTTGCCCTTGTTAAGCTTTTGCCGTATGCCTATAACAGACGAAAAAAGCCCCTCGCCTATCTCGTTGAAATAGCCGAGAAAAGTCCACCAATGAAGATATTTTACCGTCCTCGTTTCAAAGCCTGCCGCCTTGTTCACCGCAGGAAAAATAATACTCTCGTCCTGCTCCCAATCAATAGTCTTTGCAGGCTGAACGCTCTCCTGCGGAACATCTCCACCGCCCACAAACCAATAAGCCTTGTTGACAGCCTCCTGCAAATGTTCTCGTGGAATATCCTCAGCGTAAAGGCATTTAAGACACACATAGCACTTTTCACGCTCGTCAAGTTCAGGGTCTGCAAAGGCTGAATATATCCGCAGTATGACCCGAAAATCTGAGCGTATGGCATACTCTTTGCCGCCTATTTCAAGGGCTGTGGGCAAGTTGCCTATCATTTCAGCAGCTCCCTGAGCAGAGCCTTTTTGTCCTCGTCAGAAAGCTCCGCCACGTTGACCGCAGGCTGAGCAACAACGGGAGCTATGTACTTCTCCACCTTTTCTTCGAGCTTTATCTGAGCCGCCGTCTGTGCTGACTTTATCTCCTGCACCACCACCGCAAGAAGCGCTTCAAGGAAGTTCACAAGCACAGGCTTGCCGTTTGAAGCCACAGAGAACACGTTCACGCTTCCGAGCGCCGCCGTACACACATCGCTTCCAAATATGTCATTGACCATTTCTCTTGCACGCTGGTCATACTCTTTGAGAAGCTGAGTTCTGTCCTCGTTCTTCTCACGTTCTGACACTTCTTCTGCGATATTGTCAGCCTTGCTCATAGCGTCCTGTATCCTTGTGATGATACCAACGTCTGACACGTTTATCCTTATAACTCTGTTCTCGTCGCCGTTTATAGCGTACTCTTTGTAATTGCCGCTGTTAAAATCTATTGACTGCATTGACATTTTTATCATCCTTTCTGTATTACGGCAAACAAAAAGCACTCCGCTCTTGACGAAGTGCTTTCATATGTTTGTCATATAGTTTATTCTTCCGTAGTCTTTGCAAACGTTGGCACGCCTGCCGCAAAGGTGACAGAGCCTTTCACTCTGTTTCCTGCAAAGGTGCAGTTGAACGGGATATTTACGCCCCCCTGTGGTCCGCCATAAGACTGCGGCTTGACTATGACATCTTCCATCCAAGCGTCATACGCACCTGTGGTCTTGTCAACGATGACTTCAAGCACGCTTGTCTTGCAGGCGTCACCGGTAAGACGATTCATCATGATATCTTTAAGCTTCTCGTAAAGTGCGTCACCGGGCTTTGCATAGAATGTATCAAGGTCGAACTCAGGCTCATAGCCATTGTCCTCAACTGTGGTTTCATCAAGGATATTCTTCTTTGTGGAAGTGTCAGGGTTGAGTGCCACACTTGCGTCCTCAACGTCCTTACCGAGAAGATACCAGCTTGGTGATGAGGCGACCGCTGCGAATGTAGTGTCAAGATAATGCAGAAGATGACTTCTGTTGAGCTTTCCGCTCTTGTATGAATAATCAGGCATATGTTTTCCTCCTTTTATATCTGATACTGTGCCGCTATCTGTAATTGATACTGCACAGTATCGTTTGTGTTTTCGTTTGGTATTGCATATATCATTCCGTTTGCACAGGTGAGCTTTTCATGAACGCCTGTCCTTTCCTCACCCTCTGTTATGGTGGAGAACGTGGTATCTCTATGCTTGTCTGCATAGCTTTCAAGCCACATCTGCAATTCAAGCAGTACGCCGCTGTTTGACATTCTGTCAAAGTCGTTCATAGATTGATACACCGCATAGAGAATGAAGTTATGCTGTCTTGTCTGTCCGCCCAGAATATCAGAGCTTATAAGGCTGTCGCCTGTTGAGGACAAGCCGTAATTGGTTGGCGTATCGTCGGTAAAGTCGATATGGATATCGTTGCAGACCTCCGATATTTTCGGAAACTGCTGCAAAATATCTTTCACAAGCTCGATTATGTTCATTTCGCTTTGCCTCCCATTATCGCCGCCGCTCCTCTGAGTATTTGCTGTTTCTTGTCGGCTTTCATTCGCTCAAACCAAAGCTTGCCGGCAAGTGGCTCTTTAAAAGTGCTGTAAACAAGGTCTTTGTCCGTCAGCACTTTCTTTTCTCCATGTCGGGCGTAAGACGAGCCTGTAACAGAGGATACCATAAGCTTGCCGTAATACTGATAGCGTGCGTAAGGTGCAAGATACTGTATCTTGCCGCTGCCTATTTTTGTGCCTCTCGTGGCAGACTTTCTCAGATTAGTGCTGAGGGTAGGTGTATACTTCACCATATGCCTTATGCACTCGGCGTCAATGAACTTTTGAGCCTTATCAAAGCGTTCTGAATACTTGCCTGCAAAGGACTTATCCCAAGTGATAGCCCTGCTGTCCATAGGCTGACCTATCTTCATTTCACGCTCACCTCCATATGTGGCAGACCGCCGAACATATAATAATCAATGCTCATTACCGTGACAAAATCATACTCTGCACGGAACATTTTCATGCTCTCAGATATGCTCTGCGGCGTTTGATTATCGAACTCAAACTCGCATTTTCCTTTCACAAGCATATCCTTTGCAGGGGTTTTCGGTGCATTATCGTCATAGAAATACACCCTTGCGCTGTCTGAGGTCTGCATACCGCTTTTCACGATACTTCCCGACTTATTCCCACACCAGTAAACTTTCTCTGCATACTTCCGCACAAATCCCTCTGTCTGCTTGTCGAAAAGATACACCGTGCAATCGCTGTTTGCAAGCATTTACCTCACCCCTCTGTAAAGCAGTCCTGTTCCGCTGAGCCATTTGTACACGATATCGTGAACGGCTCTGTCAGCGTTCTGCCTGCGAATATCTGAGCTTTCATATGACTTTGACCAGCCCCCAACGCTTTCGGAAGATACCCCCTGAGTGCCACCCTCCTGCTCTGCCTTGAAGATATTCTCCGCAAGCTCGCAGCAGCACATTTTCACTTCTTCGGGGATATCGTTCTCGTCAACGTTGTCAAGGGTATATTGCTTCATAAGACTTGTGGCTTGCATTGCATAGAAGTCAAAAGCGGCAGATATGTCAGGCTCTCTGCCGCAAAGATAAACGCCTATATAATAGCTCTCGTTTGCATATGCTTTCATACTGCCGCACCTCTTTACTTCTTGAATCTTGCAAGCACTACCTTTGACTGGTCTGAAATAGCCACAGTGTAATGCTTGTCAGCAGATATATCTGTGCAGCGCTTTGTACTCTTTCTTTCGGTCTCAACGTTTGTATCACGCTTGAGGTAGATAGTCAGTGCTGATGTTTCGTCCTCAGTTTCAGTATCAGCGTTGAGCTTGATGATAGGGCATATGTAGAAAGTGCCAGCCTTGACAGCGGCGTTCTTTACAACATAGTCACCCACCTTTGGAGTGTAACCCTCTGCACAAGGCGTTACTGAGCCGAGCTTTATCTGTGAAGCAGTTGGTGAAGCTGTGCTGTCCGCAACAACTTCCTTTGCACCCTCTGCATCGCTGTCAACTCTCACATACTGTTCCGGGATAGCCTCGTTAAGTGAAACTTTCTTTGACGGAACGATACGGCAGTTCGCTATTTTGCCTATCTCGCCTGTCATGACCACATTGCCGTCATACTTATCTGCTGAAATGAAGTTCGGGTCCTTTCTGAGCTGTGAGTTCTGATGAGGGTTAATAAACATAGCCTTTTCGGTGTTCAGCTCCTCATTGAACTTGTCAACAGCGTCAACAATGCCGCTGTAAGAGATAGCAGAAGCCGAGCCGTCATAGATGAGCTGGGCTTTCATAAGTGCGTCCATGCTGTCTGCGTCCACCTTAGAAGCGATAGACATTGCAAGCTGTGAAGTCGCCTGACCCGCAGGATTGCCATAGCCGCTGAGAAGAGCCTCGTCGGTTATCTCCACCGCTTTCATGGCTTTCTTTACCTTAGCCTGAGTGGAGTCTGTTTCAAGCTTGACAGTTTCGGCTTCAACGCCCTCTGCAACATCAACTGCGTCGCCGATATACTTATACTGCGGCACTGTGATAGTGTCTCCGGGCACGCCAACGAGCGTTCTGTCTATCTTCGCAAAGGGAGATACAGTTATCTTAGACTCTATCTTTGCGTCGATCATATCACTCATTACCTCAGGATCGATAAGGTCGGTGATCTTTGTCTGCTCTGCGAAATACTGCATAGAAATTCTAATGCCATTTGTCATTTTCATAATATCCTATCCTTTCAACTGTTCGTATTTTTCGGGGTCTGTTCGTTTAAGTTCCAACCTCTGCGTATACCCCATTTTTGCAAAGGTTTCCTTGCTCACTTCACCTGCGGCAGGCGTACCTGTGGGAGCAACCGGGTTCTTGATAGGCTCGGAGCTTTCAAAAAGATAATCGTTATCTTTCTTCACGTTCTCAATAGCCGTCTTGATATCCTCAGCCTGATTTTTGGAAGCTTTGAGAGTTTCCACATCAAGCAAAGCTTTAAGAGCCTTGACGTTTCTTGCCTTGCTTGCCGAGATAGCGTTATCAAGGGTAGCGTCAAACTCCATATCAGATATCTTTGCCTGATACTCGGTATCCTTCTTAGCAAGGTCAGCAGTGAGCTGTGCTACTTTGCCGTTAAGCTCCTTGACGTCCACACCCTCAAATTCTTTGAGAGAGTTCTGTGCAGTATCAAGGCTGTCCTTATAGTTATCACGCTCCACCTCAAGGCGGCTTTTCACCTTTTCAAACTCAGCCACAGTCTTATAATTCTCTGCCACCTGTTTTGTGATGTCCTGTTTCTTGTCCTCAGGGATAACAATACCCAGAGCGGCAAGGATCTCAAAAATGTTTTTCATATGTTTGTCCTTTCTACATAGCTTATATACCGCTCTGTCTGCGGTGTGAAAGTCTGATAGTTTAACGTCATATCAAGGACGAAATGGTATGAAAAAAGCACCCGTTAAGGTGCTTAGTTCCGATGTTTGAGTATAAAAATACCGCCCGACCTTAGTCAAGCGGTAAAATTATCATTTGAAATACTCTGTAAGTTCAACTTCTGAATCAATGTACACAGCGTCAATATAATAACTGTTGTGTACGATTATCTTCTTTCCGTTTAATTCATATATCTGCGTTTGTGAGCCGTCAACATCTGTCAGCATATCGGACCGTTCAATGCCTGGAATATGCTTTTCCAATGCTGCACATTGCTTATCAAAAATTTCTTTGTCCGCAGCCGTGCAAATATTGTATTCATATTTTTTCATTGCTGATCATCCAATCCATACCTTTTATCTACTGATCTTCGTGTTTTTACAGCGGTCTTCAAAGTGTCTGCTATAGCTTCTTCTCTGCTCATGTTTTTTCGTACCATTTTATTTGATACCAAGTCTTCAAAAGAAATGATAGGTTCGGTCTGGTCAAGGGTTTTACGAGCTTTTTGATCTTCCATTAACTCTCTTGCCTGAAAGCGATACTTGTTACGCAGTTCACAAGCTTGTCTTGCCTGCTCTTCAATAGACTTGCTTTTGTCGATAAGCTGAGGGATATTTTTGTTGTGGTGTTTATACCACTTTCGCACGTCTATATCAGACATCTTACCTTTCATATCAATTATATCACTATAATCTTTTTGCGTCAAGTCTAACTTGGTTTTTCCCACCCCCATATTCCCCAATCCGTCGGCGTTTACACGCTCTCTCTGCTGGGGCAGACCCATTGCTTTTGAAAACCTTGTATACTCCTGGGAAGTGCCACGATATTTACAGCGTGCGTTGATGATATCCTCCTCGTCTGCGCCTGCCTCTTCAAGAAGATGTATCTTCTGCCGCTGGGCTCTCATTGCAGTTTCAAGCTTTCTTTGCCGCTGTAAAGCTTCATACTTTGTGTACTCTTTATCGCCGTATTTAACAGGCTTGTTCTCCTCTGCATTCATCTGCGCAAGCTCCTCATCTGTATAGGAACGCTCAGATATGCCGGGGATAAAAGGGTAATAATCGTGATAGCAATTCGCTCCGCACAGACCTGTCACAGTACCAAGACCGCAGATAGTTTCAAGTTCTTTTTTGCTGTAGACCTTGCCCTGCCATTCTTGGTGAGAGGGTCTTGCTCCGCTGTGCCAAGTGACTTCAAAATAGTCTGTGCCAAGCTCTTTGGCGTTATCCTCATTCATTTTTGCGGTTAACTGTGAAAGCCCTGTCATCACCGAACGCCTTGCGGCTACATCTGCTCTGTTGCTCCAGCCTGTGGCATAGTCCACAGTACGCAGACCTGAGTTCGTCATATCCGAAATGACTTTCTTTATGACCGTGTTATAATCGAACGCTCCGCTTGCTATGCCCATTATGGCGTTGTCAAGGCTCTGCTGATAGAAGTCAGCCGCCTGCGTGAATTTAAGTTTGCCGTCAGGCTGTTTTACTGCAAATCCAAGTGACTGAGATATGTTTTTAAGCTCCCCCGAAGTCTGCTCCGATACAGCCGACAGCAGCCTTTGCAGCCCCTCATTTTCTTCAAGGGGTATCCGTGCCTTGCCTTTGGTCTTGTATATGCTATCGTCCCATTCATAGCCTTTTTGCAGGATTTCATTGTACAGCTCTTTTATCTCAGCTTTGGAGAGGTCAAGGTTATCGGCTATGGCTTTCTTTATCTCACGCTTGCTCATTCCAAGCTCGTGAAGCCTGTATATCTGCCAATCCGCCGAACGTGTTATCTCGCCGTTTATCTTTATCCTACGGACGATATCCTCCATTATCTGCATTTCAAGGTCACGCAGGGGCTTGTCAAGAACCATTGAAACTCGCTCTATCTCGCTTGCTTTGAGCATTATTCTATCACCTCTGCGGTGCTGTCGGAGGTCATTTTCTTAGCCGTTTCCTCGTCCTCACCATACCATTTCATTCGGTATTCCCACAGGGGCATAATGCCCATAGAAACGTCCTGACGATCGCTTGCACGCTTTGTTTCATCATCAGCAAGGATACTGTCCTCAAAGTTCACAGACAGCTCATAGCCGCTTTGAGTAAGCCCATTATAGAACGCCAGCGAATAGCAGAGGTCTTCGAGGCAGACACGGAGATTATTCTGTATCGCCGTGACAGTATCGAACTTTCTCTGCTTTGAGGACTTTATCTCCGTTGCCGTCTTATCAACTGTCTGAGGGTTTGAAATATCCCCATAGGACAGCCCCACAGCAAACTCTATCTCACGCTTGTATTCTTCAAGTCCTGCGATAAAATCAGCCTGCCTTAACTGCGGTGAGAACTCGTGATAAAAGTCACCGCTCGTGCCAGCCGACACGTTTACCCCTCTGAAAAGCCGTTCATTGAGCTTTGGCATTTCTGCACGTTTCTTACCTGTGAACGGGTCTGTCACAGGTCTTAGCACAGCCTCGTCAACGTCTATGGCACGCTCCCCGGATTCAAACTCCCAATCGAGCCTGCCGAATTGGATATCAGCTTTTCTTATGACTTTTTCTGCCCCTGCGAACACTGATACGCCTGAATGTGAGCCGTCAACGGTATTGTCGATAGGGTTGACATAATAGCCGAAAGAGGGTCGCAGCATAAGTGGATAGGCTATCTGAGGAATAAGCTCTGCCCACTCAGATACAGCGGCAAGAGGTATCTCTGCCCCCAAAGACAAGCCGTCATTGGAACGAAAAGCCCTGTTTGTGATAGTCAGCCCTTTTTCATAGTCCAGAGCGTGATATTCAAGCCTTATGCGGTAATCATTATCGCCCATGCGTTTTATCTCAGGGAAAATGACCTTTATAAGTCTGCCGTTCACGTCATACTCCACAGGAATGAACTGCGACTGCGGAACATACTGCACCTTATCAGCACCCAGCGGCTTTATTATCATTGCTCCTGTTGCAAGACCTCTTTGCAGATTTTTGCTGAGGTTTTCAAGGGCGTTTTTCATTATGGCATCAAGCTTATCGTTGGAAACTTTCAGGGTCATTTCATTGATAGCCGTGTTTGCAAACTCCCTCACAACAGCCTGTTCAAGCCGCAGAGAGTGAACTCCCTTGGGTGCTGCCTTACCTGCATACATTCTGTCCCACTTGTCGATAGCTCTTATCATACTGTCCGTCACGGCGATATCAATACCGTAAACGCCCTTTATATCTGACTTTGAAAGCATTCTGCTTATCCACTCCCTTATTTTTGAAATAATGTCCATAGCTTACTGACCCCGCCTTTTCCATACTCTTTCCATTGCATACCGAACGGCGTCGATAACGTGGTCATTGCCGTCGGGATAGCTGCTTATAACGTTGCCCTCTTTATCTCTGTCATACTCGCAGTTGATGAACTCCTCGCAAGCCACAGGACAACGCTTGTTATCTATAACGATACTCCGCAGAGATTGCAGCCACTTATATGAATACTCCCTGCTGTTAGGGCCTTTCTCTGCGCCTCTTGCAAGCAAGCCGTATGCTCTGTAATCCTCAACAGATTTATTCTCTGCACTGTCGCAGGTGATAAGATCGTTTGCCGTGATACCAAGCTCCAGCAAATGCTTTGCGGTATCAACATTCTTTGTTTTGTTGCAGGTGTACTCCTGCCATATGAATAGCGTGTGCTGAGCAGGTGCATAATGCACTCTGACAAAAGCGTAAAGGTCGGGATACCAGCCCCAGTCAACGCCGTTATAGATGTTATCAAACTGTGCTATCTCGCTGTCGGTTATCTCTCTTATGAGGACGTTATCAAAAACATTGCCGCCTGTGCCGTTTGCAACGCCCATATACTCGTTCTCATAGGCAGTGGGATTGGTTTCTTTGAGAAATTCGGCGTCATCAAGAAAAGGCTTGCCAAGCCACTTTTTCGGCACAGTAAGATAAGTGCTTTCGGTAACGAGTCTGTCCGCTCTCGGCACTTTGATGTACTTATTCGCCCAGTTCTGAGCCGACTTCGGAGGGTTGAAAGACTTGAACTTATATGCTCTCTCGCCGCCTCTTATAACAGACTGTTCTATCGTTCGCACAGCTTCTTCACCGCCGAACTGGTCAAGCTCCTCAAACCACACGATGCCGATATAGCCAAAAGGCGGCTTGATAGACTTTATCTTGTGCGGGTCATCAGCACCACGAAAGTATATTTTCTGCCCTGTTGAAATGCGTGTGATCTCAAGGGGCGACTTTGTGCAGGTGAAATCATCATCAAGACCAAGTGCAGATATTGCCCAGAGTATCTGAGAATAAACGCTGTCTTTAAGAGTATTCGCCACAGCACGCAGTACGCAGGCGTGCATATTCTCGTTCTTCATCAGCAGGTCGATAACGTTCAGACCGCAGAATGAAGATTTAGTCGAGCCACGCCCGCCGGGGAAAACATACTCGGAATGTTCCTGCTCTGCAATATCGAACAGGACAGGCGAGAACGTAGGAGCGACAAGGCTCGCAGGGATACCGCTGTACACCTTATCAGGCATAGAAACAGGCTCAAGCTTTTGTTTTTCAAGCCTGAGCCTTGCGTTATCGTATTTTATCTTATGCTTTAGCATATCGTCGTCACGGATAATGTCACGCAGCTCTTTCACCGCCGCAACGTCCCCTTGCTTAGCCCTTGCCATAAGAGCCGCATTCACAAGAAGCATATTATTTATGAAGTCAGGGTCAAGGATGTTAAGGTCAATGCCCTGCTCCACTAGGAACTCATAGTCCGCTCTGGTATTGGCAGGCTGTTCAAGCAGGAAGTCCATCACCTGCTTCATAGTCTTTTTACGCCTGCGGACTTCGCCTGATTTTTTACCGCCTTTTGCACCGTTTTTTCGAGCTTCACTCGAGCTTGGAACTATTAAATTCTGTTCATTCGGCATTCACCTCACCTCGGTTTTTTTGTTCTTTAGGGTATGAAAAAAGCCCCCTTTCGTTAGATTTTTTATTGGTATATTTCTATTATACCACATTGTCTAACAAAAGGGGAGCATTTCATTGATACAGTTTTTTTCGTTAGCTATTCATCGTCGTTATCTACCTTGCCATTTTCATTCGATGCACTTGAACTTTCCGAATCATTAGTTGTTTTTGAGAAATTTGAATTAAGTTCAAGTATCTTATCTTCCAAAATTGTTTTTGTACCATCGTCATCACCAAAATGCATAAACACACCCCCTTCAAGCAAACGCCATCAACTGATGCGTAACAAAATGCACAGCAGTTAAAGCAAAAAGAACGCCAAGTTGCTTTATCATCCTGTTAACTTTCATCATATGACTTTGATTAATCTTTTCATTAGTTTCTATTGTTTTATTTAGTGATTTTTCAATTTTAAGAAAATGACATTCTTTTGCCTTATTTAAAAGAAATGCAATATCTATTTCACTGTAGCCTTGAGGCTTTAACAAATACAAGCCACTTTTGAGACAACATATTGCTAAAATCACTATCGCCAATATTATAGAAAGATCTACTGTTGCTACTACTGCACCATAACAATTTTTACACAGTATATTTGCAATATAAATAAAATCAACGTATTTTACGTTAAAAAGCAATATTGCACAGCAAACGCCAGAATATATGTAGGCTTTGTTATCAATTTTATTTCTTTTATTTATTTGATAGTTGTAATTATCAATAAACAATTTAGTTGAGGTGCTTAGATCAACTAAGCTCACCATTTTTCTTACTTTTACTCTCGCCATACTAACACCTTCTTACGTAATGAAATAATAGCATATGAAATTGCAAAAATCAACAAATATACATATAATTCTCTTATCTGCACAAAGTTGTTTTACTTATTTTATGCAATATTTCAAGTTTTCGACATTTGCGAACTTCCTGTGAGAAATGTTATACAACTAAAGCTTAGTTTGGTCTTCATCTGTTATTTCCGGTTGAGTTATTCCATATACCTTATCAACGTAATACCTATCTGAATTTTCAACCGGCAAACCGTATTCATCAAGATCAACTTCAATTCTTAAGTCCGCTCTCATTATTGTTCCCCTCATAAAACTAACTTGATGATTTTCAACCTGTGATTTCCAATGCTTATCATCAATTTTAGCCTTTATTCTTTTATTGAGGTACAGTTCCCATTTAGAATCTCCATAGAGATCTGGCTTAATAATGATTAAATTTGCATTTTTTATAACATCGTTATGTACTTTATTATCTGTTGCAAAACATGACTCTGAAGTTAATACATCATAATCAGACTCATCAATTGAAATTATTTCTTGATTTTTTTCGTCCATAAGTTTAAAGCCAGTTTTCTTCCCTCTTTCTAATCCACAGCCTAAGTTTACAATCATAGTACCAATCTGTGCATTATTTAAAAACTCTGCGCCCTCAAGCGAACAATGTAACACCGTGCCTTTACAATTCGTAATGTTCACCTCTTTACCTGTATGTTCCACTTTCTTTGGAGGCTTATCACCCAAGTGCTTTTTAATATTGATCCATTCCGTAACCACCGATAAACAATTCTTCATGTATAAAATATTGTCTGGATTTATCAAATTGGCCGTCACATATGCTATCGAATATATATCTAAAATAAAACTTCCTTTTTCAGTTGCACTGATTTTAAATTCATACTCAAATTGATTATTGACTGCTAGTTTTGTTAATTCATTAATAGCACTTAATGTTTGATTCAATGCAATCAGAGAAATGTCATTATCGCCCTCATATTTAAATTTGTAGTATTCTGCTTGTTCAAAATAATTGGTTAATTCATCGTTGCCCATTTTATTCTCCTCATAATAATATTTCTTAAATAATATCACTAATCAGAGCGAAAATCAACGAAATGCACCGAATTTCTATTTACTGCATAAATAGCATTTGTATTTTTTATGCAGTATATCAAAAATTCGACATTTATGAACTTTTTACGACGCAACGCAAAAGCGACCGCAAAATGCAGCCGCCCTTGTGAAAATATTATAAGGAGTTTTGTAAATGGTGGAGCAGATGTTGAGCTGGCACGCTCTCGACCTGCATAGCCCCTTACGGGGCTTAGAAAATTGGAGGTGACTTCAATGAAAGTACAAATCTGAGGTACATCTACACTTTCCTCAGTTTAAATTATAACATAGGTAAAACGAACAGAGCGAACAAGTTTAAGCATTTTGCAAAAATCTTTTGACCGCCATTCTACAGCCGTCCGCTGTACCTCCGACCCTGTGTCCTATCTGTATCCAAGTCAAGCCTTTTACAAACCTGAGTACAAATATCTTTCTCATCTGTCTATCTCCAATCCCCTTGATAAATTCCTCCACAGTCCTCTGCTCACGCTCTAGCCGTGCCTGTTCGCACAGCAATGAAAGTGTATCGTCACTTGGCAGAAAGCCGTCTATGCGTGTGCTGTGTGGTGTGTAGGACGGCGGAGTGCATACGCTGATACTGTCGGCAACGTACTTGCCCGAAAGCTCTGCCTTGATGTCCTCAATGGCTGAGGCATTCCTGCGGTAGGCTTTCAGGCGTGACATGGTCATTGGGTCGTTTCTTTCCATAGGCTATCTCCTCTCTTATTCCCATCACAACATACCCATTCTTTATTCCCCAGCCGTTGAGGATATATGTTATCTTGTATGTATGTCCTGATATCTCATGTTTTGCGTGTTCTCTTACTGTGCCGTCTGAGCTACGATAAGACGTTCCGTCAGTCGGTATAAATCTTATCAGATCTCCTGTCTGAAAACCTCTGTCATTCTTTCTGACCTCGAAAGTTTTCTCACCGCTCAGAACAGCGTCACAAAAGTCTATGCTAAGTTTCAGATTATGTGTTTTCATTCTTTTGCCTCCTCACACCTCAACTCTTCCAGCCTACAATACACCAACGTATTGCCACAAGTCTTGTCAGCGATCTCTGCCTGATAGAAGAACTGACCTGTCTTACTGCTCTTGCGGATAATGCACCCTGTCAATTCGTAGCAATCAGAACCGTTATAGCTCACCCTGCGTCCAAGACTTTTCTTTACCTCGTGTATCGTCATAGCTCCTCTATCCTCACATAAATGCCAGGTATGTCCGCCCAAAACTTCTCGCATATCTCACTCGCCACAAGCTGGTCGTCAGTCCAGAAGTCAAGCTTTGTCATACAGTCCTTGAACATCTTCTGCAGGTTGTCTGTGTCAGGCTTGCTGGTCTTGTACTCTCCGTCCTTGTGCTTGCCGTCATTAGGAAACAGCCACTTTGTTATGAGCCGTATCCCACAGATGTACTTTTCAGGCGGTCTGTGCCTTGCAAGGTTTGCCGTGAGCTTTTCTTTTGCCGCCTTGACATCGGGTGGGTCATAAAATATCGGCTTGCCATTTCTCACAGTCACCTTGTGCTCCTGCGCCGTAGCTGTCGGCGGTATCATTGCCATAAAAAATTCAGTCATCATCTTCCTCCTCGCATTTGAAATCTACTCCGTGCCACTTGTGTGACTTGTCATCATACACCAATGCTCCCGACTGTTTGACCATATCCCAAATGTATTTGAGTACCTGCGGCTGTTTCACGAGCCACCAAAGCGTGCGTGATTTTCGATAGTCGAAATCTTCATTAGGCAGCTTATGAAAAAGCGGTGGCATTTTCTTAGCTACATTAACAACGTCTTGCCTTGCCTTACTTCTTGTTGCTTTCATCTGCGTGTGCTCCTCTCGTGTGTCATTATTCTGATTACTTTTTCGTCGGGGCAGTTTCAAGCCCCCGACAAAAAGTATTGTTTATAATAATAGATTTGTCTGTCCGTCCGACAAACTCGGTAATTTTCGATATTGTCCGACAAGAAAAAAGTTCGATTTTGTCCTGACACTTTTTCGATTTTTTCCTGTCTGTCTAAAGTTCAAAAATTCGATTTTGTCTTGTCTGTCTACTGAGCTTTTAAGCCACATTCTCCCTCTTCTATCCAAAAGCCACCATGCTCTTTGAGGTATCTTCCAACGGTCTTTTCGCTCTTTCCTATGTACTCCGCCAGCTCAGAAATGCGGCACTTGCCGTTCTCCTGCACACCGCTGAAAGCTGTTTCAATGCTCTCCTTTCTCTCCTTGCTTCGGTCTTCATTGGTCTTTTTCTTGCTGAAATTCTTCTTCCAATTCGGTGAGATGTCCTCTACCTCGCAGTCTTTAAGCACGCCCACGGTATCCTCTCTGTGAACAGGATAATCAAACCACATATCGAGGGGAGCAAATTTCGGGAACTCTCTTAGAGTACCCTCTATACGCCATGCCGTGCGGTTTCTTACCGCAAGCTTAGCCTTGTCTATATCGGCCATCATAAGCTTGTATGAGTTCGGGTGCAGGTGCTTGTGCGTTATCTCAAGCATTTTTGACGGCGTAACAAGATCGTCCTGTGAACAAAGGTCATCAGTATTTCTGTAAAATCTCCTCATCCAGTTCTCACAGATACGGCAAACAGTTTCGTCCTCCTGCTGTTTGTAAAGGCTGTCTGAAATGTCAAGTTCTGAAAGGTCAAGAAGTGCGTCAGGGTCACGGGCGAATACTCCTGAACCGCTGGCTCTGTCCATTGAACGCTTACCGCCCTGTGCTCCCTTTGAGTGGTGGTGGCAGTATATGACCGCACAGCCAAGCTCTGTGCATACCTTGTCAAACTGGTTGCAAAAGTGTGCCATTTGGTCTGCTGAGTTCTCGTCGCCTGTTATGACCTTGTAGATAGGGTCTATTATCACGGCAATGTAATTCTTCTTGCTTGCTCGGCGTATAAGCTTTGGTGCAAGCTTGTCCATTGGTACGCTGTGACCTCGCAAGTTCCATATGTCTATGCTACTGAGGTTTTCAGGCTCTAGGTGCATTGCGGTGTACACGTCCTTGAAACGGTGCAGACAAGATGCTCTGTCAAGCTCCAGGTTGACGTATAGTATCTTTCCTTTGGTGCATTGCCAGCCAAACCACTTGACCCCCTCAGCTATCGCCACGCACATCTCGATAAGTGCATAAGACTTGCCTGCCTTTGACGGACCTGCAATGAGCATTTTGTGACCCTGTCTGAGAACACCGTCAATAAGTGGCGGAGCAAGCTCAGGCAGGTTATCCCACTCAGCACTCAGGCTCTCAGGGTCGGGGAGATCATCATTGATACTCTCTATGTAATCTTTCCATTCTGAAAAGCTTTCTTTGCCTATGTTCTTGTCAATGATGAACTGTTTCTTACCGTTTCTCATGACGCCTGGCATACGGCTAAGACGTGAGGGATTGCGGTTTTGTTTATCTATGTCAAGACCGCTCTCTTTGCAGACCTTGTAAAGAAAATCAACACGCCTGCGGTATTCATCATAGTTGGGAGCGTCTATCTTGACGATAGCGTGAACGCTCTTTCCACCGCTGTATACGAGCACAGCGATAGGAAGTTCAAGCTCTCTCATCACAGCGTTCTGCTGTTCTATTGGCATACTGTCGCTTTCAACAAGAGCGTAGCGGTAGTCTGTTACATTCTCGTTCTTTACGCCTTTGCCGTCAAGAGGGTTGAAACGTATCCACGCACCGGCTTCTTCCTTGTAGTCGCCAAACACAGCACCAATGTCGCCGTTACATTCGCCAAGCCTCTTGATAAGTTCCCCTGCCGTCCTGTCACAGCACCCTTTTGTGGGCAAATACCTGGTCTTGCCGTCCTTTTCTGTTTCCCACGTTTGCGTAACATAGCCCACGTTCTCTCCTGCCTCAAAGAGTGTTTCAAGATATGTGACTATCTCCTTGACAGGATCCCATTGGGCAGGTTCGGTGATCGGTATGCCCTCACCGCCGTTTACAAGGGGACTGCTTTCTTCTGCAACTATCTCGCCGTCCCAATCGTATGCCTTAAACTCATGGGGACTGTATCCTCTTTCCTTTGCCATTTGCACGATAGTTCCTGCGGTCACAGGCTGAGCATTGCCGTTAAAGCCTTGCCACTTGCGTTCGCACTCACCGCTGTGATAACGGCTGTCTGACCTCGACCAACTGTCCCAGTCGTTCACGGAATAGCCCTCGTGCTTGAGAGCCATTCCCACGTTGACCCATTCCTGATAATCGCAGTTTGCAGGGTCTATGTATTCAAGCATTTTAAGCAAATTTGTGTTATCCATTCACTTCTCCTTAGTTCTCAGGTGTGTATGTTTTCGGGTCGATATCTCTCGGCACTCTCCAACCATTGGCAGAGATACGTGCTATCATCTTGCTTGCGCTGTCAAAGCTCCAAGAGCCAACGTGCTCAAAACCCTTGCTTTCAAGCAGCCTTATCTGCTTTGGTGTGGTAAGTCCTGCATTGCGGCGCTTTTCAAGTCGGTCAAGGATAAGCTTTGCCTTGCCTGCGTTGTCTATATCGTCAGGGAAAATGCCCAGCTTTTCAAGCTTTGCTTTCTGCTTGTCGGTAGCAGGAGCACACTCCCAGCCAAAAGCAGGAACATATGAGGACAAGTCCTCAGCCTGTATTGACATTTCATACTGCAAAGGGTCAACGAGCTTTCGCTTGCGTGTTTTCATTTCTTTGAGCTGCTTTGCCAAAGACTCTTCACGCTGTGCCACAACGTCCTCGCTTGCCTGCTTTTCGGCTTCTTCGATATCCACTGCACAGCCTGCCTCGTTGGCAAGGTTTTCGGTCATTTTCTCGGCGACTTCTTCGTTCTGACAGATAAGGTGTGCAGGTCTGCAAAGCTCGTGGCGTTCTGTGTGCCACAGGAAGTCCAGCAGTAAAAGCTCGCTCTTGCCCTCGCAGAGCCTTGTGCCTCTGCCTACCATTTGGCAGTAAAGCCCACGCACCTTTGTCGGTCTTAGCACGATAACGCAGTCAACTGACGGACAGTCCCAGCCCTCTGTGAGGAGCATTGAGTTGCACAGCACATTGTATTCGCCCTTGTCGAAAGCTTCTAATATCTCCGCTCTGTCTGTACTTTCTCCGTTGACCTCAGCGGCGTTGAACCCTTTGCTGATAAGGATATCACGGAACTTCTGAGAGGTCTTGACAAGCGGCAGGAACACAACTGTCTTACGTTCCTTACAGTATTTGAGCATTTCATCAGCTATCTGATAAAGATAAGGGTCAAGTGCCGTGTCGATATCACTTGCCTTGAAATCTCCTGCCTGAGTTGATACTCCTGAAAGGTCAAGTTTCAGCGGTATGGTGATAGCCTTGATAGGTGAAAGATAGCCCTCTTTGATAGCCTGCGGCAGGGTGTATTCATATGCAAGGCTGTCGAACACTGAGCCTAAGTTCTTCATATCGCCCCTGTCAGGTGTAGCTGTTACCCCGAGTACCTGAGCTTCAGGAAAATGGTCAAGCACTCTCTGATAGCTGTCTGAGATAGCGTGATGAGCCTCGTCAATTATTATGGTATTGAAGTAATTTTCCGAAAAGCCTTTGAGCCTTTTCTCACGCATAAGGGTCTGAACTGAGCCTACTACCACACGATACCAAGAGCCTAAACAGCTTTGCTCTGCTTTTTCGGTGGCACAGCCAAGCCCTGTTGACTTCATAAGCTTGTCCGCCGCCTGGTCGAGCAGCTCGCCCCTGTGGGCAAGGATAAGCACACGCTTACCCTGCCGCACACATTCTTCCGTAACAGCCGAGAAAAGTATTGTCTTTCCCGTTCCTGTGGGCAGAACTGCAAGGACTTTGTTTATTCCCTCAGACCATTGTTCGAGTATAGCAAGCTTAGCCTCGTTTTGATATGGTCTTAAATTCATCATCAGAACGCACCGGCTTTCCAGCCACCTGTCTGAGCAGGCTGACTATACTGCGGTGTCTGCGTCTGAGCAGGCTGAACGGTAGTCACATTCTCGTCATAGGCATAGAGCTTCTTTATCTTGTTGCACTGCCTTTCCTCATCATCCTTGTTCTTGTAGTTGTCAACGTAGACGTGACACTTGCCCTTTTTGCCTGTGATAGCGTTCCAGTTCATTTTCAGCGGCTCGCCATGCTTTTTCAAGCCAAGAGCCAGGAAAAGTGCTGAGAGCTTCCACTCAAACTTGTTGCAAAGGAAGAAGTTCTCTGTTATCTCCACGCTTTCCTCTGCACCCCAAATGGTGAATGTGACCTTTGCCATATTGCAGGGCGGCACTTTTGCCGACCCCTCGTGTCTTGCACGTTCGTACTTTGCAACGGTGAAGTCATAGTCCCCCTCAGGGAGCAGGACAAAGTCCCCACCCTCGTTGACTATCTCATCTTCCCAGCCGTATTCCATAAAATTATCCATAGTGTTGTCCTCCTTTCTGATTTTCTCTGATAAGGGGCAGCATTTGCTCCCAAGCGCCTATCAGACAGCCCTGCACGAAGTCGTCAGGATAGTTTGTGATAGGAGTATCATAAGGGAAATAGTTTCTCTGAGATACCACAAGACGTATATCCGATTCGCTTACGTTGTTGGCTCTCATAAGGTCCGCAAGTGCTTTCGGTATGCCCTCAGGGATAACGATAGGTGGTGCAACGTCTTCAAAGCCGCTGAGATCAGTAAGGGGTTCTTCTGCCTTTGGTGCAGCTGTCGGCTGAGCCTGCTGCAATGTCACTGCGTTTGATGTCTTATGAGGGGGCTGCGGTGCTGCTTTCGGCTGTGCAAGCTGCTCCTGCACACGTCTTGGCATCGTCACAGGCTTAGGCATTTCAGCAGGCTGTGTATACGCAAACAGGTGAGCTATACCACTATACTCAAAAGGCATTTCAGACGGAAGTCCGTCACGGTTCTTAGCGTCCCAGCAAGGGTGATGTGTAGTGTACATAACACGGTCGCCGCCCTGAGCCTTGAACTTCTTGCCGTCCTTATCCACAGCTACTGCATATGTTTTGTAGTTTGCAAACAGCACCATATCTGCCCATTCTTTCACAAGAGGCGATATCTGAGAAGAAGTTTTCTTGCCGAGCTTTAACTCCCAACGGTCATAAGCCCCCAGCTCGTCAGGCTGTTCAAACTTTCTCATCTGAGCGTGAGCCGTAAGCACAACGTTGATACCGCTGTCAACTACCTCCTGCAAGAGATTAAGGAACTTGCCTATCTCCTCTTTTTCGTAAACATAGCCGTTGCCGTAGCCGAAATCTTCAATGCCTTTCTTCTGATGTGCCGAGCAGATCGTTTCAATGCAAAGCTGTTCAGCCCAATCAAATGTATCAATGACAAGGGTCTTGCAGAGCCTGCCGTTCATAGCTTCCTTTACCTCGTTTTTGAGCATTTCCCAGCTTGTTGGCTTAGGAAAACGTCTGATGTTCAGCTTCTTTGTACTGCCCTCAGTATCAATAAATACAGGGTCGGGGAACTGAGCCGCAAAAGTGGATTTGCCTATGCCCTCAGGACCATATATCACAACTTTCTGTGCGGAGCTTACAACTCCTGATGTTATCTCATACATTAAAATGCACCTGCTTTCCAAGTTTTCGTTTCTGATTTTTCGTCCTTATCATTGTCCATTGACCTGCCGTCCTCGATTATGATACTGCACTCGTCACCTGTAGAAACTCTTGTGGCTATCGCCTGCAAGCCCTGTGCTTCGAGCCACTTACCGAAGTCTTCAAGGGTGTCGGTATCCATTTGTTCAAGCTTGTCCAGCAGTACAAAACCGCAGTCAGGATTGAGCTTTCTCACGATAGAGGTAGCGACGATAAGCTGTTCTGCTCCGCTTATACTGTCCCACTTATGCCCGTTATACAGCAGCTCTCCGTCCTCAACTGAAAGCCCCTCAAGAGGCAGGTCGGCACTGCCCAGCAGGTCGGTTTTAGCCTGCCTTACGTCCTCTATCTGCTCAGTGAGATATGTATACTGTGAACGGTAGTCCTCAGCGTCTATCTCAGCTTTCTCCCTGTCGAGGTTTGCTCTTATCTTCTTGTTCAGCTCCTCGATATCTGAGATGTTCTTTTCAAGCTCCGCTGTGCTTTCGTCCAAGAGGTTTTCTGCGTCAAGGCTTGCAAGCTTGAAGTTGTTCACTGCCGCTTCATAGCTTGCTTTTGCACGTTCATAGGCGGACTTAGCAATCTCCAACTGCTTTTCGTAGTATTCTTTCTGGTCACGTTTACGCTGATTTTCACCGTTGCGAGCAAGTATATCCTGCTGCTGTCTGATAAGCTCAGAGGCTGACACAGGCTCGGCAGGGACGTTTGCGTACACAGGCATTTCCTTTGCGAACTTAGACTTCTGGTCAGCTATCCTGCCGATAGCGGTACGCTGGTCATAGAGTGAATGTTCCTTATGCTCCAGCTCATAGAGGGTGTCGCCCACGCCGATTATCCTAAGCAGCGTTGCAGCCTTTTCCTTGCTCGACTGTGTAAGAAATCGTGGCAGGTCAAGTGCGAACTGCTCAACGAAGCTGTTGAGCAGCTGCTGACCGCCTTTTTTGCCTGTGCTGTCCGTGACTTTGAGTGAGCTGTTCTTACCCGAACGCTCCACCACGATACCATTGTCGAGAGTGATCTTCAAATGTGGTTCGACAACAGACCCCTCACGCTGAGGAGAGGACGGCTTGTACTTATCTCCCCCAAGCGCCCAAGCGATAGCGTCAAGGACAGAGGTCTTGCCCTGCCTGTTCTTACCGCCGATAACAGTAAGTCCATTCTTTGCAGGCTCAAGCTGCACGGCTTTTATCTTCTTGACGTTTTCAAATTCAAGCGAGTTTATTTTTACTGACATTTTAGTTCTCTCCTCTCAACTTTTCAAGCTTATCCCTTGTGCTGCATATTTTTCCGTATGTCTCTCCGATATTAAAGGCTCTATGTTCTCGCTCAGACATTCCTTCATAGATACCGATTATATCTGTACAGGCTTCGTCTACGGTATCATATGCTTGACAAATCTGCTCTTTTGTGCTATCATCAAGGTGTAATATTGAACTGGTATCTTTTGATACCTCCGAGCTTGTGCCTGTTGCCGCAGGTGCAGGCTCGTTTTCTTTTAGGTACTCTGCCAAATACACACCACACTTAAAATCTTTTTCGCTTAGCGGACAATTTTCGCAACTAGCAGTAAATCCTGTACAGTGCTCCACCGCCTTTTCAAATTCCTCTTTCGTTATCATCATTATCCTCACTTTCAATAGGTCTTACGCTCATATACTGCTTGCAGTCATAGTCCATCTTCTTAACAGGCTCAAGTCCCTTATCCCTCAGCGACCTTGCGGCATCGCCAAGCCCTCTGTCGAAGTCCTCACGAGTCTTGTAGAATGCACATCTACGGCAGTAATCTCTCGTTGGCGTTACTGTCAGTGCACCGCACTCGTCAGACTTGACATTTGAATGGAACACGCAAAGGCTTACCGCTCCACTGCCGTTGTCAAGGGGCTTGTCCCTCTTAAAAACCTCTCTCATCACTATCATCGTTATCCTCCTTAATATTTCCCCATTGTTCAGCCATTGCAAAAGCAATACCTTTAAACGTTTTGCTCCTTACCTTAGCACGATCTTTGCCAGAATGACGTGTTTCTTCCCATGTGCGTGATTTACCATTAGAATATCGTCCAAACAGCTTGCCATTATCAGGCTTGTCCCCTGTATATGTTGGTCGT